GCTCGGGAAAGAGCGATGTCGTCGACTTTAGTGGAAAATCGACGCACAGTCCCACCACCGTCTGGTGATAGCGTTAGTCACTGTGATTCTGACAGAGGGCCAAAAGCTCTCGATGTTAGAGTTTCGCGAACCCTCGAGCTTGTGCTCGAGGGAGTGCCGGAGAAGATCTCAACCGGCGCCGCTCAGCTCTTAGAGAGTCTATTGTGGACGCTCCTTGCGTGGAACCAACACCTTTCGGTCCGTGACCATTCTCGGCTCACGGTGTCGCTGCGGGAAACCGCAGTCGAACTCGAAAAGTTGTCGGATGAGAAGGATTCTGTTCAAGCTTTCCTAAAGTCTTGGACGAATTATCTCATGTGTCGCGTGATCCGTGATCAAACGGGTTCCGCGCCACGCCCGGAGAGGCCTCTGTTTGTTGGCTTTGCATGGCGTTTGGTGAAACGGCAGCTAGCGCGTCGAGACGCTTCTTTCTTCTATTCATTGTTCCAGAGTAAACGGTTTTGGCCGAAACTCGGAGCGGTGAAGGAATGGGAGAACGTCAAGGACATGCGCCAGCGGCTGTGCCACCGCGTCATCCCGACGCCCTCTACGGAGGTTCTGGAATGGATAGCAGAAACATCTTTGGATGTTTTCCGCGACCTTCCGGAACCGACGAAGATGGCGCCGAGTCCTTCGGCTTGCTACTCTGCAACCGTCCGTCAGGGCGGTGCGTATAGTTTGTTTGAGCCGATGGAAAAGCCTGGTCTCGAAAAGGGATCGAACAAGCAGGGTGCCCTGCGGGTTCTGACGGCAAGTTTCGAGGATTACCGTCGTCGGGTCTCTGCTCTCGCGGCAGAGAGGTCGCGGGAACTGTTGGTGGAACGACCTTGGGCCAGGTGTCGAGTCAGCTTGATACCTGAGCCGTCCAAGTTCCGAGGGATCACGTTGGGAGATGGGAATCTCTACACGGCCGTCCAGCCTCTGCAGGGTCAGCTCCTTTCTGCGTGGAAACGCAGGAAGGAGTCAACTATGCGGGACGAGACGGACGAGCAGGTGAAATCCCTGTGTTCGGACGACGGAGAGTTCTGGAACTCCGCCGATTTCAAGGCTGCGACGGACACTCTTTCACTCGATGCGACGATGGCCGCGGCTGGTGCCGTGGACTACGTCACGAAGAATGGATTGTGTACGACCGCCCTGAAGCCTTCTGTGTTGGAATTTCCCGACGGCGAGGAAGATTATCAGAAGAATGGTCAGCTCATGGGTCACCCCTTGAGCTTTCCGCTCCTCTGCGTTATCAATCTCGCTTGTTATCGGTTGGCTCTTTGGCTTTGGATCCGCGAGGCGGGCCTGCCAGACAGAGAGTATTGGAAACGGTATCGTCGCGTTCTTGTGAACGGTGACGACATCTTGTTCCGTTGCTCGTTTCGTCTTTTCCAGATATGGAAAGGTGTAATCGAGTCGGTCGGGTTGAGTCTTTCTCCCGGGAAGAGTTATCTCTCTCGGACCCATGCCGTCATCAACAGTCGTTTTTACTATGCACCTGATCGTGCACGGTTCAAGCGCCTGGGTTATGTGAACCTGAAACTTATCAAGGGCTTCTCTTTGAAGACCGGTGAGAGTCAGGCCACACCTGATGTAATTGGCAAGGATCTGAGCGAGATGTGCCGCCTTTGCCCTCAGGCAATTGGTTCCATTCCGGCAGCCTTCAGGCGTTTCGATCGAAAGATCGGAAAGTCTGGTTGGCGTCCGAATTGGTTCCTTCCCGTCTCCCTCGGAGGCTATGGTGTTTCCCCGGCGTTCGCGCCGGATGACATCAAGGTCACCGTGGATCAGAGACGGATGGCAGCTTTCTTCCGGCTGAACCCTCAGCTCCGGCTGTATCGAAACACTTCCCCTGGAGTCCGGAATCTCATTTCCGACTTTTCCTGGTTTCTGAATTGTTCTTGGTCGCGTCCTGAGGACGTTACCGAGATCAACGAAGACTGGATTGGTCGGATAGCCGCGATGTCGCAGGCAATTTACGGTCCTCTGAAACCGAGTCCGAACTATGTTCAGATTCTGTTCCGGAAGTCTCGTTCACTGCATCCGATGTCGCAGCGTAAGATTCTAGAGTCCTGGTCGGACGTTTCTGTCTTGACAGGTCTGCCAACGTGTCCAACGCTGTTGAACATCCGATGGCGTCGGGATTTGGGGTTTCTCGATTTGTCTTCCAAAACGGGAGAACCGGCTGGTGCTGGTTCTACATCGTCCGAGCCCCCGAGCTCGCTTTGGACAGCCGAAGGGCTGTTCTGGCTGGCTTGGGAGTTCGGGCAGTGATTCCGTACCAAGGAAACCTTCGCCGGCGTGCCTACTGCTGACAACTGAGTTGTGGTCAACAGCAGACTGGTACCGGCAAGGAGCTTCCGGATGGTCTAGAGACTGCACGGAAGAAGCGAAGAATCGGTCTGGCCGTGGAATCAGTTGGGGAAAGGGCAACGAGTTCGCTGGTGTCACATCTTTGTGATCCTGGGCGTTCGGCTATCCTTCCCGCTGACTGGTCGGCGCAGTCCGGTCGCTTTCGAGAGATGAACAGTCCGCCTGGGTGAGGCGGATCCCATACATCACCCCCACACAGAAATGAATTCGAACAAATCCACGAAACAATCTCCTCCGGGCCAAGGCAAGTCCAAGGGAGCGAAGAAGCGCCGTGCCGCGAAGGAATTCGCGGCTTCGATGCGCCTCAACCCTCTCAAGGGCCGTGGTCCGGCTCAGTCCTCTGCTGGAATCGGTTGCGATATGGTTGGGAACTCGAACGCAATGGTGCGTCCGAATACCTACATCCGCTCCCGAACTCCGACGCGCCCTGGTGCGTCGGCGAGATTTGAGGGCTGCGACTTCGTTGGCGCGGTCCAGGCAACTACTGTTGCCACGGACAACGTTTACGAGATCGAGGCCCAAAGCTCGACGACGTTCCCCCGCCTTTCGGCCATCGCAGCGGTGTATGAGCTCTACCGTTTCAACTCGTTCAAAGCGACGTTGATCGGCATTGCTCCCTCAACGCTGGGTGGTGCGATGACGGGTGTGTTCGTCTACGACGCTGGCGCGAGCACAATCATGACTTCTACGCAAGTCCGGAACGAAGAGGGTCAGGTGACCCGTAAGTTCTGGGAAAACGTGGAGATCCATGGTAATGCTCAACGCGCTACGCGGCCGTGGTTCAACATCGCCACTCAGGATAACTTCGTTGACTACATCCAGGCACAATTTCATCTGTTCACCGACTTGATCAGCGCAGCCACTAACGTGGTTGAACTGTTCATGTCGTATGACGTCGAATTTGCGCAAGGACAAGCCAGCGGAGCTCCCGAGTTGGGTCGATTGGCTCCTTTCTTGCGAAAGAAGGGAGCCTCCGATGTCGTCTGCGAGATGCTGGAGAAATCCGGCATCAAGCTCCCGAAGGTTCGGGTTGGACCACGTGTCTACGCCGTGACGGACACTGAGGACGCTGAAGTGATTCAGCTGAGGGCCAGGCTGGTCAGCTTGGCCGGAGGAGAGAAGACTCTCAAGACCGCTGCTCTTCCTCTGCAGCAGGTAGAGACTCCTGAGTCGGACAAGTGGACGAGACGTTGGCATGAACGCATGGCTGAGCTCCGAAAGGAGACCAACCCTGCGATTCTGCGCAACATCCTGTCCGAACTTGATCTGATCCAAGAGAATCTGCCGGCTGGAGTGGTCGTGCAGCAGAGCTGAGCGCTTCGCGTGAATTGAGATGCATAGGTCCAGACCCGAGGCGGATGATGACGCCCAGGAACCATTCCATTTGTCACCAAACAAGCACACGGTCGTGTCTTGGTGCCCGTAACAGGGTACCGCGCACGGTACGCCCTTGTTTGAGCTTTTGGTTGATGAATTCCTGGCCGTCACCATTCGGTGAGGGTACTGTGCATCTCAGGGATCTCATCCCTGGTGATCGAAAGATTACCTACGATGGGAGGTAACCGCGGCCTGCAGCCAG